TGAATATCTTCGTAATGTAAAACTCGATCGTATGTCGCAGATGCCAACATACATTCCTGGGTTTGGCCCCGAGGATGATATGTTTGATGCATTTGATATGCACCCAGAGGATATGAACTTTAAAGTTTATTCTGCTGGTGAAAAGGGTAGTTTTACTAATGAATATTTTAATGAAAGATTACAGATTACTACATCTCACTCCATCGAGGATTCAATTCCTGGTAAGAGTTTGAAGTGGGTGGTGGTTGAAACGAATACCAAAAAGTGTGTAGGGTTTATTCGTTTCGGTTCTCCAACGATTAATTCTAAACCTCGTAACGAGTGGTTGGGTACAACACCAGAGTTGTCACGATTCAATCGTCACTCGATTATGGGTTTCATTATCGTACCCACACAACCTTTCGGTTATAACTACTTAGGAGGAAAACTTCTTGCACTTCTTTGTTGTTCTCATGAAGCTCGTCTTCAATTGAACAAGAAATATGATGCAGATATCTGTCTATTCGAGACAACTTCTCTCTATGGATCAACCAAGTCCTCATCACAGTATGACGGGCTTAAACCGTATCTTCGATACAAAGGGTTGACTCAGAGTGACTTTACTCCTCTTCTTCACGATCACATCTTTAAGGATCTAAACAAATGGTTTGTCAAGAGGAACAACAATCAACTCCTGGTCAAGGAGGATGCGTCGAGTCGCAAACTCAAAACTCAACAGAGAATGATTTCAATTATCAAGAAAAACTTACCTTCTCAAAAGGCTGTGGAGTTTCAAACTGCGATTGCAAATGCAAAAAATCTGACTGAAAAAAAGAGAACGTATTTCAGTGATTATGGATTTGCAAACTCCAGAGAGGTCATTCGTGGTGATGAAGACACGTTGGTTGAAAACCCAGTCAACTTTGATAAGTTCTATATGGAGAATCTGATTACCTGGTGGAAGAACAAAGCTTCAAAGAGATATGAATCTCTGAAGTCGGAAGGTACACTTCGCACGGAACTGGAAGTGTGGAGTAAAGATATGGACATTGATATTATTCGATAATGGAACTAAAAGACTGGTTAAATTCAATTAACTCTAGTAAAGAGAATCTTATTGAACAAGATCCTACACTAGAAAAAGAATATGCTCCCTACATCATCAACAGATGTCTGTCTGGTCATATCGATTGTATTCTGTTTGTTAATGAAATAAATCGATATCATTTTCTATCAAAGAAGATGCAATATGACTTTTTACTAAATAGTTTGAGGAAAAGGAAGAGATTTTCTCCCTGGCTCCGTAAAGATCAGATTAAAGACCTTGACATTGTTAAACAATATTATGGTTATAGTAATGAAAAAGCCAAACAGGTTTTAACTATTCTGACTAAAGAACAACTTTCATTTATTAGAGAGCGACTTGAAACTGGAGGAAGACGATGAGTGCTATTGTTGAACCTGAAATTAAATGGTCTCCTGACCAAATGGTAGAGGTGACTTTGAATGAACCAGATGATTTTTTGAAAGTTCGTGAAACACTGACTCGTATCGGGGTTGCATCGAGAAAGGAGAAAAAACTCTATCAGAGTTGTCACATCCTGCACAAACAGGGTCGATATTACATTGTTCATTTTAAAGAACTGTTTGCTCTGGATGGTAAGAGAGCCAACATCACGGTAAACGATGTTCAACGTCGTAATCGCATCATTCAACTTCTTCTAGACTGGGGTCTGATTAATGTGGTCAGCCCAGAAAAATGTTGCGATATCGCTCCACTAAATCAGATTAAGGTTCTTTCCTATCGTGAAAAGAATGAGTGGGAACTTGAGACCAAGTATAATATCGGTAAGAGAAAGAAACCAGAGGAAGAAGGATAAATAAACTTGAGACCTTTCGTGCGGTCTCTACAAAAGTCGGAACACCCTAAAGAGAGGTTCGGTTAATACCGTTTCTCTCTTTTTTGTTTTATGGTTAAATAATAGAGAACGCCTTCGGGGTTCACAAAACACAAACTCGCTTTTAAAGGAGCTACCATAATGACTAACCTTACAAGGTATACTGCTGCGGATCTGCCTACACTGATGGAGAGAATCACTCGCAATAGTATTGGTATGGATGAATACTTTGATCGTCTATTTAATCTTCACGAAACTACAACAAATTATCCTCCCTATAATCTTATTCAGGTAAATAACGTTGAGTCGCACCTGGAAATTGCACTCGCGGGGTTTAAGAGGGAGGAAGTCAATGTGTTCACCGAGTATGGAAAACTTTTTGTCGAAGGGCAAAAAGCAGATGCCGAAACGGATAGGACGTTTGTCCACAAGGGAGTGGCTAGCAGAAGTTTTAAACGAGCGTGGACTCTATCCGACGACACCGAAGTTAGGGAGGTCACATTTGAGGACGGACTTCTACGGATCGTACTTGGGAAAATAGTTCCAGATCATCATTCCAGGAGGGACTATCTCTAAATAAAAATAAAAATGAAATCTTTCGACGAGTTTCAAAAAATAGTATACAAGAACGCAATCCCCCATACCATTTTTCGTAAAGGAAAATCCAAAAGAATTCCTAGAGGATATGCAATTGCTATGAGAAGTTATTCAAGTGCTGGAGGCGATGCTGATGGTAATGGTAACGGTAACGGTGGTGATGGTGGTGGAGAATAAGTAAAACAGAATATCGTCGGCCAAAGGGGAGCTTGACTAAGATCAAGCTTCCCTTTATAATGTCTAGAGGAGAAAAAACATCAAATGTCAATCAAACTCATAATGTTAAAGTCGGGTGAGGATCTTATCGCCGACGTAAAAGAAATTCGTGGGACAACTGAAGAGGTTGTCGGATATTATTTTCGTGATCCTATGATTCTTAAAATCTATTCAACTGAAGATCCAGTTGTGTTAAGTGAATCGGAGGGTGAAACCACTGAGAGTGGAGTCACCAAAAAATTTAATTCTAAAGTTGGAGTCACTTTTTACCCGTGGGTTCCTCTCTCTGCGGAAAAAAGTGTTCCGTGTTCTGCTGACTGGGTTGTAACCATTGTTGAACCCATCGAAAATGTTAAAAATCTTTATAAGGAGAAAGTAAATGGAGGAGGAGAAAGTAATCAAGGTTCTGTTGTTATCAACGAATGAGTATGTGATTTCTGGAATCTCAGAAGTCTATGCAGAGTTGGGTGAGCCAAACTGTAAACTTGCAAATCCTTACAAAATTGAGAATGGATCACTTTCCAAGTGGAATGTGGAGTATACTGATCAGAATGAGATGATGATTCACTCTGATAAAATATTGACTCTCGTTGACCCTAACGAGAAATACTTGACAATGTATCTAGAGCTTATCCAGTGAATTTTTATACGAACGTACAACTTATTGGCAATCAATTTCTCGTTCGAGGATATGAAGACGGAGAACAATTCACAAGGAGAGAGGATTGGAAACCAACTCTCTTTGTGCCTTCAAAGAAGAAAACCAAATACCGCACCCTTGAAGGTGAATATGTTGAAGCGATTCAACCTGGGTATGTAAAAGATTGCAGAGAGTTTTACGAAAAGTATAAAGAGGTAGAGAACTTTCGTATCTATGGTAATGAACGATATGTGTCTCAATACATATCAGAACACTACTCTGGTGAACACCTGGAGTTTGATGTTGGAAAGATCAAACTGTATACGATTGACATCGAAACCAAAACTGAGTATGGATTTCCTGATGTTGAAAGTGTCAGTGAAGAGATTCTACTGATCACCGTTCAGGACTTCAACAGTAAACAGATCATCACCTGGGGTGTTGGCCCTTTTGTCAACAACCAGAAAAACGTACAGTATCGTCAGTTTGCAGATGAATACACGATGTTGTCTGATTTCATTGCCTGGTGGTCTAATAATATGCCTGACGTGGTGACAGGTTGGAACTGTGAGTTCTTTGACCTACCTTATCTTGTCAGCCGTCTCGATCGTGTGTTAGGTGAAAAGGTGATGCGTCGTCTGTCACCCTGGAATCTGGTAACACGAGAAGAGATGTTTATTCAGGGTCGAAAGAACCACGTTGTTGACATCGGTGGTATTTCAATCCTGGATTATATGCGTCTGTATAAGTGGTCTCCTGGTACTCCAAACCAGGAAAGTTTTCGACTGGACTACATTGCACAACAGGAACTCGGTCAGAAGAAACTGGATCATAGTGAGTTTGATACTTTTCGTGATTTCTACACAAAAGGTTGGCAGAAGTTTGTTGAGTACAATATTATTGACGTAGAACTGGTGGATCGTCTTGAGGATAAACTCAAGTTGATTGAACTTGCGCTCACGATGGCTTATGATGCAAAGGTGAATTATCAAGATGTGTTTTATCAAGTACGTCTTTGGGATTGCATCATTTATAACTACTTAAAGAGGAAGAACATTGTGATTCCTCCTAAGGAGAAATCCGACAAAGATTCTAAGTACGCAGGTGCTTATGTTAAAGAACCGATTCCTGGGCGTTATGATTATGTGGTAAGTTTTGACCTAAATTCACTTTATCCACATTTAATTATGCAGTATAACATCTCTCCAGAAACCTTACTTGAAGAGAGACATCCCACTGCAAATGTTGAAAGGATCCTGACTGAAAGTATAAACTTTGAATTGCATAAAGATTATGCAGTTTGCCCGAACGGTGCGATGTATCGTAAGGACTTTCAGGGGTTCCTACCTGAATTGATGCAGAAGTATTACGATGAACGTGTGATCTTCAAAAATAGAATGATCGAAGCCAAGAAACAAAATGAGAAGACTCCCTCTATCGCATTGAAGAAGGAGATTGCTCGTTGCAATAACATCCAAATGGCAAAGAAGATTTCTCTTAACTCTGCTTATGGTGCCATCGGCAATCAGTATTTTCGGTATTACAAACTCGCAAATGCAGAAGCCATTACACTGTCTGGTCAGGTTTCCATTCGTTGGATTGAGAATCGAATGAATGAGTATCTGAATAAGATTCTCAAAACAGACAATGTGGATTATGTAATTGCATCGGATACTGATAGTATCTACCTACATCTTGGCCCACTCGTCAACCTGGTGTTCTCCAAGTCCACACCAGAAAAAGAAAAGATTGTCGATTTTCTGAACAAGGCTTGTGAGAGTCAGATTGAACCCTACATTGAAAAAAATTTCAAAGAACTCTCTTCATATGTCAATGCATATGAACAGAAGATGTTTATGAAACGAGAGAACATTGCTGACCGTGGTATCTGGACTGCAAAGAAAAGATATATCTTGAATGTCTGGGATAGTGAAGGTGTGCGATATGCAGAACCTAAACTGAAAATTATGGGTATCGAAGCCGTAAAATCATCTACTCCTGCTCCTTGTCGTAAAATGATTAAGGATGTTCTTAAGATCATGATGAACGGAACTGAAGAGGATGTGATTGATTTTATCGATGGGTGTCGTAAAGAATTTAAATCGATGCCTGCAGAGGACATTTCATTTCCACGCACGGTCAGTAATGTTGAAAAGTATAGAAGCGTCAATGCAATCTATGAAAAAGGAACTCCGATTCATGCTCGTGGGGCTCTTCTGTTTAATCACTACATAAAGAAGAACAATCTCACACAAAAATATTCTTCGATTAAAAACGGAGAAAAGATCAAGTTCTGTTATTTGAAAAAACCAAATCCAATTCAAGAGAATGTTATCTCTTTTATTCAGGAGTTCCCTAGAGAACTGGGTATTGACAAATACGTGGACTATGACTTACAGTTTGAGAAATCATTTCTTGAACCTTTGAATATCATTCTGGACTCTATTGGTTGGAGTGCAGAAAAAACTGTAAACCTTGAACTCTTTTTTGCGTAATGGATTTTTTAAAAGAAATTGTAAAAGAAATTGGTGATGACTATACAAAGTTAGCATCAGACATAGACGAGACTGAAACTTATGTGGACACGGGTTCGTACATCTTTAACGCACTGGTTTCAGGTAGCATATTTGGTGGCGTATCTGGTAACAAAATTACTGCTATTGCTGGTGAGTCTTCTACTGGAAAGACTTTTTTTTCTCTCGCTGTGGTCAAAAATTTTCTTAATACTCATCCTGATGGGTATTGTCTTTATTTTGATACTGAAGCCGCTGTTAATAAGTCCCTGATTGAGTCTCGTGGTATTGACACAAGTCGATTCGTTGTGGTGAATGTCGTGACCATCGAGGAGTTTCGATCAAAAGCACTCAAAGCTGTAGATATATACTTAAAGAAACCATTAGAAGAACGCAAACCCTGTATTTTTGTGTTAGATTCTCTGGGTATGCTTTCCACCGAGAAAGAAATCACTGACGCACTCAACGACAAACAAGTTCGTGACATGACCAAATCTCAACTGGTCAAAGGTGCGTTCCGAATGCTCACACTCAAACTAGGTCAAGCAAATGTCCCGCTCATTGTCACAAATCATACATACGATGTCATCGGAGCTTACGTTCCAACTAAAGAGATGGGAGGAGGTTCTGGACTCAAATACGCAGCAAGCACGATCATTTATCTCAGCAAAAAGAAAGAAAAGGATGGAACGGAAGTGGTCGGAAACATTATCAAGGCTAAGACTGCTAAATCGCGTTTGAGTAAAGAGAATCAACAGGTCGAAGTCCGTTTGTATTATGATGAACGTGGTCTTGATCGTTATTATGGTCTTCTAGAACTTGGTGAGATTGGTGGACTTTGGAAAAATGTCGCCGGTCGTTACGAAATAGGAGGAAAGAAAGTTTATGCAAAACAGATTCTTTCAAATCCTCAAGAATATTTTACCGAAGAAGTTATGGAAACACTTGATCAAATCGCTAACAAAGAATTCTCATACGGAGAGTAGTTATAGACTGGAATGTTATAATAAAAGAGAGGGACTATGGATTGTGTTGTCACAACATAGTAATCTAACCTTCGATGATGCCAAAAGGTATCTTCTTGTGATTGAAAACTTTAAGTTGAGAATTGTTGAAAATGGATCGAATCGAGAATATTATCCTTCGGAACTTGGTCTTCAAAGAAGATTACCTAAGAAAGGTTCTTCCTTTCATTGAACCCACATATTTTAATAATCGAGAAGAACGAATTATCTATGAACAGATTGCACAATATGCAGTCGATTATAACAGTTGCATCACTCAAGAGATTCTCTCGATTGAGGTAGAAAATCGAAGTGATATTTCTCAGGAAGAAGTCGTCAACATCAACAAGATCGTTAATTCTCTAGAGGAGGTTGACTGTGACTCGGGTTGGATTGTAGATACCACAGAAAAATGGTGTCGTGATCGAGCTATATACCTAGCTTTGATGGAATCGATTCAGATCGCAAACGATGAGAACACTAATAAATCCAGAGATGCGATCCCAGATATTCTATCTAAAGCTTTATCGGTATCATTTAACAAACACGTCGGTCACGATTATCTAGAAGATTATGAAAAAAGATACGAACTTTACCATAGAAAGGAGGATCGAATCGAATTCGATCTTGACTACTTTAACAAGATTACAAAAGGTGGTCTTCCTAATAAGACTCTCAATGTCGCTCTTGCTGGTACGGGTGTCGGAAAAAGTCTCTTTATGTGCCATGTGGCTTCTTCCGTCTTACTGCAAGGCAGGAACGTTTTGTATATCACTCTTGAAATGGCGGAGGAGCGAATTGCTGAACGAATTGATGCGAACCTCTTGAACGTTAACATTCAGGAGATTATCGACCTACCTAAACAGATGTTCGAAACCAAGGTCACTAATCTCTCCAAGAAGACACAAGGAACTCTTATAATTAAAGAATACCCGACTGCCTCTGCCCATAGTGGACACTTTAAGGCATTACTTAATGAACTTGCACTTAAGAAGTCATTTAGACCTGATATTATTTTCATTGATTACCTT